CTTTGCGACACTTGATGACAGCATCCTGGACTTCGAAGTAAGCCCCGGCATTCATAGCCTCGATCTTGGTTTCCAGCAGGCGCTTGACGGACTGGTTGAGCGACTTCTGGATCTCGCGCACGCAAACGCTGCGCCGCTTCTGGTCCATGATGTGAGCCTCGATCATGAGCTCGGCAAAGAAGTGGGACTTGCCGGAGCCTCGGCCACCCCATGCGCCTTTGTAGCGCGAGGGGTTCATCAAAGGGACTGCCCACTCTGGGGTCTGGAGCTGCAAGACCTTAGCCATTCTTGACGATCACCCGTTCTATCTTGGTGAACTCCAGGGGAGCGCCGTCGGCCCCGGTCAGCTCATGCTTCTGGGTTTCGGCCCAGCGCATTTGGGTCTTGCTCCACCAGATGGCCGCAGTGGTGTCGCCTGCCATGACTTTCTGAAATAGGGTTTTCCCCACCTGGGCGTTGGCCTTGGCTTTGCCTGATTGCAGCTCGGTGGCGAAGTGCTTACGTAGGGTGTCGGTGTCGATTCCCTCGCGGATCAGGACTGCGATCTGCTCGATGGGGAGGCCGTAGCCGCTGAGGGCTTCGACCTGCTTGCGCTCGGCGTCAGTGGGCTCGAATGCCTTGCGGCCTGAGCCTTCCCGAGCGCCTCCGTGGGTCTGTTGCTTTTTTACAACCGATTTTTCAAGTTTGGCCATGGTCACATCTCCTGGACTGTGTTGGTGTAGCGCGACAAGAGCCTGGGCTTGCGGTGCTGCTCGTCGAGGATCATGGGGACTGCGTGCCGCCATGAGATCTGGTGATGGATGCGTTTGTCGTTGTTGCCCATCTCTGTGATGCTGACACATGAGGGAGCGTAAAGCACGCTGTAAAAACTCTTGACGTAGGTTCCGAGGTCGAGGTAGATCTCGGTCAGGCCGCCCGAGTTGGTCTGGGTTTCTTTCTGGTAGAGGCGAAGGCGTGGGACGGTGACAAAGAGGTGGCCACGGCGACCCCATTCGACGTACATGTTGACGTCCTCGTTGATGCGCCCCATGAACTTGACGGGCCGGTCGACTCTGAACAGAAACGAGTTCATGACCTTCCGGCTGAATTTTCCCTTCTTGATGTGCTTGACGAAAGTGCCTTCGCCGCCACCGATGAAGTCGCCGCCCTGGGACATGGCCACGGAGTGAGCGCCGGATTCGTCCATGAAGTCGCAGAGGGCAAAGAGCAGGTCATCGAGCTTCTTGGTGTAGGCGTCTTTGGTGATGTATTCGTCGTTGTTGTCGGTGGTGTAGGCGAAGGCGCTGTAATCGTCATCGAGCTGCCAGAAGTGGGTGAGCCCGAGATCGGCCGCAATTTTGAAATTGTGGTTTCTGGCGTAGACGACGCTGTTGCGCTTCTTGAGGTTGTCGCCGCTGTCGGTGTTATCGATGGCCTCTTGCTTGTTGAAGACGATCACCGAATCCAGGCCGTAGAGCGCCAGGTATTGCTTGATCTGCTTGTCCTCGTCATCGCAGACGAGGTAGATCTCGCCTGTGTAGCCGTGTTTGCGGAGGGCTTCGTAGGTGTAGACGCAGTTCGCCCTGCCGTGGGTGAGGATGAAAACTGCGAAGCGCCGATCCTCTGTGGTCATTGGTCGCCGCCCTTCTCGCTGGCGTAGATCTTGCCCATGGCCTGGGAGAGTTTGACGTAGCCGCCTGAGATGGCTTTGTCGAAGTCGATGATGACCAATGCGCTTTCTTCCATGAGCTGCTGAGTATCTGGATCTGCGTGGGCGTAGAACTCAGCAATCTGCTCGAAGTCGAAACGGATGTGCCTGGTGGCCGCGAGAAGCAAGAACTCTTTGACCTCTGGCGCCAGATCGTTGTTCTGGTGGATCTGGGCTGTCAGCTGGGTGTATTTGGCCGAATCGTAGAGGGCTGCTGTGGGTGGGCAGTCGCCGGTGGGTTGGTAGATGGGGGCGTCGATCTTCTTGGTGTACTTGCTGGTGTCAGCGCCATCGTCGTCTGGGTCTTTGGGCATGAGGGCTGCGATCTCGTCTTTGCTGAATCCGATCAGATCCATGCCAAAGCCGAGGCCTTGCAGCTCTGTGAGCTCGAGCGCCAGCATTTGCTCATCCCATCCTGCGTTCATGGCCAGCTTGTTGTCCGCGATGACGTAGGCGCGTTTCTTGGCATCACTCCAGCCTTTGGCCACCATGACAGGGACTTCGGTCATCTTGAGTCGCTGGGCTGCTAGGGTGCGACCGTGGCCGGCAATGATGCTGCCGTCCTCATCCACCAAAACTGGTGTGGTCCAGCCCCATTCCTTGATGCTGGCCGCGAGCTGGCTGATTTGTTCGTCTGAGTGTGTGCGGCTGTTGCGTGCGTAGGGCACCAGTTTGGTGATGTCCCAACGCTCAACCTGGTCTGCGGGATTGTGTGATTTTGTGGTCATGCTGCATTGTCCTCTTTTTCAAGTCGATTTGCCACCAAGGTGGCGTAGCCTGCGATGTCGATCCAGTTGTCGGCATAGTTCGGATCGCCGTTCAGAATTCGTGCGATTTTGTGGGCGATCATTTCAAGGGCTTCTGCTTGGTCTGCGCTGAGACCTTGCCAGCGTCCGTTGTTGTACATCATCTCTTTGATGTCTTGGCTGATCCTGGCATGGCCTGAAAAGCTGCCGTATCTGGCTTCGCGTCCTGCCAGCATTTCGTTGACGTTGGTCTGTTGGTTCATTTGAATCTGCCTGTGGATAACTTTTTTGATAGTTTGCTGGGTTGGTTGGTATGGATCTGCGCTGCATCGGTCGGTAACAGGTAACCCCATCTAAAGATGGGGGTTACCGAAAGTTACCGAAAACCGCTGTTTTTGCCCCTGGTAACAATTACGTTTTTTTACGTTACAGTTACCAGTTACCGCAATATTGCCTGTGGATAACTTGTGGACAACTTGGTTCATGGCATTGATTTCCGGATCAGCATTGCGCTGGATTGAACTTGGTCAATGACGATCCAGCCATGTTCGAAGGCCTCGATGATTTGAGCTGTGAGCAGGTCTGCGATGGGTTTTCCTGGCACGCTTGGCTTGATGTATTGCTTGGCCGAGGCCTCGCTGACGTCCAGCTTTTGCACGAAGTAGTCCATGATGGCTGACCGGCTGATGTAGGGTAAACCATTACGTTCTTCAGCACCTGATGACCACCAAGCGTTCTCAAAGGTCTTGCGATGGGTGTCCAGCTTGCTGTCTTTTTTGTCTTCTTTGAGTGGTGCTGAGGCTTCCACAACCACCGCGCTTGTGACCTGCTGGTCATCCTCATCGCGCCAGCCTGGGATTTCGACTGTGTGAAGTTCTACGAAAACGGTCTCGGCAAGTTCTGCGTCTTTGGACTTGCGCTGGACGATTTGCATGGGCTGGTCGTCTTTGCCTGGGATGATGCTGATCTCGATGTCGAGGGCGCCGCGCCATGCTGATGATCCCCTGGCCCGGTGCTGGGCTTCGTCTGACACGCCGGTGTGGTGCACCAGGATAACTGAGCAGTTGAATTCCATCATGAGGGCGTTGCAGGCATCCAGCATGGTCTTGGCATCCTGGGCTGAGTTCTCGTCGCCTTGCAAGAATCTGTGGAGGGTGTCGACCACGATGACGCTGGGAGCATCTGGCAGCATCCTGACCTGCTCGACCACTTTGAGGTAGCCGGTGGGGGTGTTGAGATCGCAGCCGTCTTTGGAGAGCCACATCTTGAGCTTGCCTGCTTGGTGGTGGTGCTTCCAGGCTGCGACCCTGCCACGCAGACCGTGATGGCCTTCGCCTGCGAGATAGACCACATTGCCTGGCCTGACCTTGTGGCCTGACCAGTCCTCGATGCCGCTGGCCATCCTGAGACACCAGTCCAAGACCACGAAAGTCTTGCCGCCGCCGCTGGGCCCGTGGACCATGACCAAGGCCTGGGACTGAATCCAGCGCTTGACCAGCCAGCTGATGGGTGAGGGCTGGGAGCAGAAGTCGTCGGCTGGGATAAGCCAATCATCATGGGAGGGCATGAGCAGGCTGGCCAAATCGTGACCTGCTTGCACATAATCGTTGGCGTCCATGCCTTCGATGGGTGGCATGACCACCTTGGCACCATACTTGGCGCTGGCCTGATCTGCGTAGCGTTGGCCAACGCCGTGTTTGTCATGGTCTGCCACGATAACGATTTCCTGAGTTGCACCGTACATCTCGCGCAGGCTGGCTGTGACTGGCACCAAGCTGCTGGCGCTGTAGGCCACGATGCAGGGGCGACTGGTGGTTTCGTAGATTGTGGCCGCAGTTGCGAAGCCTTCGGCAACGTAGAGGGTGCCGGGCTCATCCAGTGAGCCTACCATCCAGAATTTGCCGCCTGATTTTCCGCCTGGATGGTAGAGCTTGCCACCGTCCTCATCAATGTATTGCAGGGTGCTGAGGGTTCCGTCCTGATCGTAGAGGGGCACCATCAAACGCCCGTCTCCTGTGGTGCGCACGCCATGGGTCTGGATGCCTTTGCGCTTGAGGTAGGGATGATCGGGATGGGCTGCGACGCCACTGAGCCAGATCTTTTCCACTGTCTCGCTGGCGATCTGGTGCTGGCGCTCCTGGGCGGCTTCGCGCAAGACCTTGGACTCGTTGATGCGCCTTGCGTGGGCCATCTCCTCGAACTCTGTGAGCTTGCGGCCAACGTCTGCACGCCAGGTCACTTCCATGCCCATGCGCCAGCAACCGAACCGGCCGGCAGGGATTCCATCTCCGAAAACCAAATACCAGCCCGGCTTGTCGATGCCTGGTGTGCCTTTGGTTCCTGACTTAAAGCGGTGGATCTTGCCATCCATCAGGATCTCGTCTGGTGGTTCGAGACCGGCTGCACGCATTGCGTCAATCAGTTGCGCCTCTGGAGGTGCGACCAGTTTTTCTGGTGGTGGTGCCCATGGGCCGCCGAGGACTTTGGAGAGATCAGCCATGTGTCACCTTGCGGCTTTCCAGGTAGTCCGAGAGAGCCTGCAAGACTTTGTGCGTGGGGTTTGCATTGGGGTCATCACGCACTTTGCGAATGGTGTTGTAGTGGATGCCGGTGGCGTCTGAGACCTTCATGGGCATTCGGTCGTAGAGGGCATGTCGGATCTGTTCGAGGGTCATCATTTTGGTTTCTCCTTGTTGAAAAAAAATCTTTCGATGTGTGGATATTACCCGAAAAAATGGTTTATGATTCGATCACGCCACAAACAGATTTCCTGACAGTGGTGCAAACGAAGAAAAGGAGAGCCAATCATGGCTATCAATTTGAAGTCGACTGGCAGTCTTGCTGCCAATGGTGTGAAGTTGCTGGTGTATGGCCAAGCTGGTGCGGGTAAGACCACGCTGGTCAAGACCCTGCCCAATGTGGTGGTGCTAAGTGCTGAGGGTGGTTTGCTGTCCATTCAGGATGCGGATCTGCCCTACATTGAGATCGCGAGCATGGATGATCTGCGCGAGGCTTATTCCTGGCTGACAAGCAGCGAGGAGGCGACAGGGTTTCAGTCTGTGGCCCTGGACTCGATCAGCGAGATTGCTGAGGTGTGCTTGAACACTGAGAAGAAGGCGAACAAAGATCCTCGGGCCGCTTATGGTGCGATGCAGGAACAGATGGCCGACATCATTCGCGCCTTCCGTGACCTGCCTGGCAAGCATGTGTACATGTCCGCCAAGCTGGAGAAAACGCAGGACGAGATGGGCCGTGTGTTGTATTCGCCATCGATGCCTGG